CACAACTGCCGAACGGCCGCCGGCAATTCGCTGCCCAAGTCCAAAAATTCAGAACTTATCCCGAGTCCGACATTATCGCGCTTCAATCCCGTTCTGTTTTTCGTGGCTTTCCAATATCGTATTAATTCAATTACACCCTTTTTGACGATTGCCGGAACTTTCGAAAATCCATATTGATAAGTTATTCGGATATTTGCATTTCCTGAATAAAATAATTGCCCGTTTATTAAATCAATAAACCACTGACTATATGTGTAATCGGTTGAAGTATATGGAGTCCATGTTGATCCGTCGCGATATTCAATACTGGAAATAGAAAATATCGGGCCTTCATCATCGAAGTACAGCCGAGAAACACCGTTTCCGTCCAGAATCGCCACATTATCCGCAACATGAAAATACATATCGAGATATTCTTCACATAGTTTACTCGCCGGAAGTATTAGGCTTTCAAGCCATGAATCGCTATTCGTATCTGTTATTTCCAGTGCGTTTTTAACTTCCGAGAGCGTAACGAGCTTTGCCGCTTCATCCGTCGCTACAGAAGCGTCGATAACCCTGAAAAATTCCGTGTAGTAAATATCCACGTTGTTTACGAGTCCGCGGCTGATGATTCTCCAGTTTTCGCCCGGTGTGGCCGTTGCAGACACGGCATACGTCGTTTGATAATGACCAACAGCTAAACGTGTCGGATAAAGTGTGTCAACCATAACCAACGTGTTATCTTCACTTCTTATCTGATATATAGGTGAAGTAGGCCCGATGTCGGTTATTTCAAAATTCTCTGATCCGGTCCCGCCGAATGTAATGCTGATTGTTCCGGTGTATGTCGAACCGCCATATTCATTTAGCGCCTGATTCACATAAACGCCGTATGCCAGCGTTCCGGTAGTTGCTATTTCAACGGTTCGCGCGCTGTCCGAATAAACGATTACCTCGAAGTTCGTTCCGGAGTCAACTATCGATAGATAGAATGTCGTAGGCGTAGGCCATAAAGAACCGTAATAAAGTGAAATTGCCGAAACATATCCGCCGATGTCATTCAGGATGTCCCATGTATGAAGGTAATTGTCCGGATCGGTAGGAATGCCGCCCAACGACGGATCAATGTTGTATATCCTTACGTCGAGAGTAATTGTTTCGCCCTGTATTACTTCTTTCATTTTTCACATCCCATGTTGTTTTAAGTCATAATCGACTAAATGTGAGTTTTCCGGCCGGATAAGATCGTCAACATAATCCCGATCCCATGATCTTGTTAATATGTTAAATCTGAAAATGTAGGCCAATTGCTTTATGGGAATAAGCTTTATAAACGACGGCCTTAAAACTATCATTATTTCCCGCGCAATATGCGGATTATTCATGTCGAATGTCATGGCGCCAACCCAATGGATCGCATAGCCTAAAATCATTTCCTTGGGAAGTTTTACCGAATCGGCATTTATCAGACGCCCATACATCAATATTCCCTCGACTTCATTTTTATGTGGAAAATTTCTCCAGCCACCTTCTCCGTTTACGTCTGCATAATCAATTTCCTTCAGTGTCAGGCCATTCGAAAGAAGGAAATCACACATGCACATAGACAACTGCGATAATCGGGTCATACTTTCCCGCCTTTCCGTCTGTGCAGTCTGATGGTATTACCGGGCAATAAGTAAATGTGAAGTTTCCGCCGGCGCCTACCGTTACCGGAACCGTTACGAATTGAGAATTGCCCTGTAGGGAATTGGGGTTTCGCGAACCGGCGCCCCCTGTTTCTTTTGCAGCCCAACCGGTTGTCGGCGGCGTATTTATAGCTTCCGAGCCCGTCACGAAACATTTATACAGTCCGGTCCAGTTTGTTTCCTCTGTTCCTGTTAATGCCTCAATTGTCCAAGACGAATAATTAATATCATCGAAAGCTGTAATTATCGGAGCGGCGGTTAATGCTTCGGAGAATATGACTTTGAATACTTTTCCCTTTTGCGTTACTGCCGACGGCTTAACCCAATTTATTACCCGCTGTCCGCCGAGCATTACATCCGGACCTATCCAACATTCTTCCGGGAATACATATCCGCCATCCGGCCGCACTATCGGCCTCATCAATGTCGGTGTTCCGCCGGCCGCACTGAAATGAATTCTGCTATTATCCGGAATCGTTATCCAGATGGGAACTACATCAGTGCCGATATTTGCTTGCCATGTGACATTCATATTTACTCCGTTTTGTTTTCCGGGTTTTCGCTTACTATCGGAATTGTTTCGTCAAGCGGGTTTACTTCGTTTTCTATCCCCTCTTGCGCTTCTTCGAATGTCTTTATTCCGTTGAATACGATTTTAGGAATAGGGCGCCTTGCCTGCTCTATCTTTTTCTCCGATTCGGCAGCTACTTCGCGCGCCGTATTCAATATCGGAATGTTTGTCACGTCTTTGAATGCGCGGGATATTTTTTCATTGATCTGTGTGTTTCTTTGCGCCTTTGCCGCCGCTATCTCAAAATCTGTTTTAGGCGGCTTGGGCTCATTTCCATTTGTACATATTACGTTTTTAGGGAATAAAACACAGTTGCCTATTACGGCCTGTCTTTCTTTTGAATAGTCCTGTCTTTTGCCCGAGAAATCCATTTTTGCCATTTTTCGTTTTTCTCCTTTTTAGTAAAATCAGGGGAGAGGAAGATCCCCCCCCCTGATGATTTAATCATTGAGCCGATCTTAGGCAAGCGCCGGATTCAGCTTAAACGGCGGGTCAACATTGGTCTGAAGCAAAACAATCTGTTCTGGATTTAACTGTTTTGCTTGCCATGAAGCCACGCCTCCGATTGCGATGAAATTGCCGAAATTACGCACTTCCTCGACAAGCTGCGGATCGTACTTCTTAGCGACCGCGAACGCGCGCGGCCCGATAACTTGAGACTGATAGCAGTAATATTGGCCATAGCTGAATTTAGCTTGAGGAACGGCCACGCCGGCGCCTGTGTCGCCTATCGGAATGTCGAACTTCACAATTCCGTTGTGGTGATCGATCAAGACAACCTGTGCCGCTCTTGCCGTATCAATGGCGTCCAGATTGAGCGCGATGCGCTGCGGTGCAGGAGAGAGAGCAACGCACTGATAATACGGCGCGATGCAATCCTTCACATTTGCCCATGATCCATCCGTGCTGAAAAGCCACGTCTCATTGGGGTATGTGGTATTGTCATACGGCCGCATGTTTTGCCATGACGTGATTTCCGTAAGTGTTCCGCCGGCATAGAACGGAACGCCTTCATCGAGAACGAAGCGAACGTCCGCCCATGTGAACAACTCATTTTTGAAAAGCACATCCGGCTTGTTGCGCTTCACGACATCGAAGATGTCAGGATCCTGCATCAATTCGTAATGCTGATATGGACTGATGAGCGCCACGACTGTTCCGCCCTCGTAATAAGCGAATGCTTGCCGTTTGACCTGAAGATCGTAGCGGAGTTTTGCCTGTTGAATAAGAATACCGGTGATTCCATCCGCGGCACCGCCAGTGATAGTTGCCCAATCGGCATGACCGACGATATTCACGCTCACGCCCAAGCATGCGTGACAGTCCATGTCCATCTTGAGCTTGAAAGCGAATGAAAGCGCTTCGGTTGCATCCTGCATGCGCGGGGCAAATGCGTTTTCCATTTCCTCTTTGGTGAAAAGAACTGCTTTGAATTTCTTCGTCGGCTTGAACTCCACCAATTCGAAAGACGTAAGTGCCGTTTCGCGAATGTCCGTTGCGCTTACCCACTGCGCTTCAGGAGAATTCAGCGTTTCGTTTGCCCATCCCTTGCCGCCTGTAACCATGTCCACGGCCGGGCCGATGAAATTGATCTTGCTGATCTTCACGGTATCGGCCTTTACGCCGACCAGATCGGTATTGATTACCGCGAACTGTTCCATGAAGACATTGGCGATATAATTCTTTTCAATCTGTTTTGACCAGATGATTTGAATTGTCGCCGCCACATCAACCGACGTGGTTATTGCCTTAAACGCTTCTTCCGGAAGACCCTTGATGTCTCCCTTTTCGGGCCATTTGTAAATCATGGTTTTATACCACCCTTTCCGGCAATCCGGCGAGCACGGTTGCTCCCGCGATTGATCCGAGTTGCTTCAACTGGCTTTGAATTGACGCCGGAAATTCCGACAATGCCTTGTCGCCCGATGCGAGACTCTTCATGGCCTCGACAAGTTCGGGGTCCTTTTCGTCGCCGGGTTTCTGCGCGCCGGCATTGAGGCCGCTTTTCAGCCCTTCCATGTAGGGTTTCGCGATCTCGTTCATTTTGGTGTTCAGGCCGTCCTCTATTTCCTTTT